CAGGTGACTGTAATCCCATATGTTCCAGCCAAGACACAGGTTGACCACACAACCGGTCAGGAATTCCAGTGCTGTGATGATACCAGTGCCGATCAGGATCTGCTTCCACAATGCCATGCGCCACGGCAGAATCTCATTGATCAGCCCCAGGCAGATAAAGCAAGTCCCGCCCAGTAAAAACATGGTCCAGTGGCTCCGACCACGCCAGACAAGCTCCAGAGCCACATACAACAGACCGCCGGTAGCCATCAACACCAAGTACTTACGCAGGATCAGCGCCATCTGCATTACCTCCCGCAATTGCAGCGATCTGCGTCAAGTATGACTGCAGCACCTCTGACTGGTATGCCGGTGGGACATCTGCACCATAAAAAATTACCTGTATCTCCTCTGCAGTCTCGCAACCTGCAATCCACATATTAATCGCGTTACAGTAGGTCGTGTGGTAGCTTACGTGCCACATGGCTGCCGTAATGATAGCCTGCATATCTTCCGCGCTGTAAAAGCGGCACGGCTGGCCGTCTGCATGATACTCAATTTGAGCAGCACCAGAGGTTACCTGGATCTGCTTACCGAAGAGATTAAGCTGGTCCTCGATCGTCAGCGCGAAATGATCGGTACTGCCATCTGATAGTTGAACATTAACGCCCTGATAGATAATCTGCTGGCAGGCTACGGATATCTCCCGGCGTTTTGCGGCCTGCAGCTCCTCCAGTGTTGGAATATATGGCTCCGGCGGTTCTCCCGGCCCCTCTGGCGTCTCAGGCGCTGTATAGACGCTTCCATCGTTAGACAGATACACAGTCTGGCCCTCATCACGATACACTGTGTCATAACCTGTCAAAGTAGTTGCTTCCGTGCCATCGTCCGTGTAGATGGTGATATCCCCCCATACAGATGGCACGGTATCAGGAAATACAAGCTGCATGACATTTTCCGATACCGGACGGATCGATTCGATCTCAAAAAGAGTCTCCTGATTTCCAATTCTGATTTTTTCCATAATTTTTACTTCCTTTCTTGATTTTTTGTATATAAAAAGGCCCTTTAAGGGCCAGAATTTTCATTTTTGTGGTGTTGACTAAATGATATAGTGATTTAAGCGGGAAGTTATCTCGTGATGCCCGTGTATCTGAGATTGGGTTTTCTGATAGCGCGAGTGATCCGGCTACAATATACGTTGTCGTTGATGGTACTCGGTTATATATTCCTGCGGCGCCGTCGAATTTTGGAATTAAGCGGCTATATGTAGATGATAACCCAGATACCGGACTTAATGCTCTGCGGGTCGATTGGATAGCATATGGCACAGAACACACAAATTGGATTGACTTTTCAAAATGATCATTTAATTTGTTGAATATGAAAAGCTTGCAATTATATTTCTTGTGTTTTCTCCATATGTAGTTGCTTTGATTTTTCCTTCAAAAAGTATTATTCCGACAGGGTGGTTTATCGCACCGGGCTCTTCACCTATGCCTGATGCGCCTGTTGGATATATAGGAAGGAACCCATCAGGTAAAATACCGATATCAACATAAGTGTTTGTATTAATTACACTATTATCAGCTTTTCTTATTGCCAGATTGATAACACATATCCCTGAAGATTTATCTTTTATGATCCGGGTGGCCCATGTTCCATAGATGGCATAACCAGGGTTTAATGTAATATCTTTGACAATTAATCCAGTTATGCTGGCTAAATCACTATTTTACTTAGTAACGAACATGATCGGTGGACGATATAAGGCCCTACCCTTTACAATGATCAGTGAAGGAGGGCTTATTTATATGGTAGAGAAGATACTCGAAAATGTAGTCAATGAGATGGCACCGCATCTCAGCCAGGATCAGCTGGAGCACTTAAGCAACGTATTATACGTCAATTTCCATGGCCTCGAGGTCCAGGAACAATGCACGGAGCTGGCGGCCACCGGCGAAGACGGTGACGAGGCAAAGATCCGGATGTTTGTGGCTTCGAAAAAGGCGGTGAATCGGCAGACCAATACGTTAAAGCAATACACCCGGGAGATCTGCAATATGCTGGATTTCCTGGGGAAACGCCTGGAGGATATTACCGGTATGGACCTGCGGTATTATTATGGTGTGATGAGGGAGCGCCGTGGCATTAAGATGTCTACGATGCAGACACGGCTCCATTACCTGTCCAGCTTCTGGGACTTTATGATCACAGAAGATATGGTGAGTAGCAATCCGGTAAAAAAGGTAGGGCTTTTAAAGATCGAAAAGACGATCAAAAAGCCGTTCTCGGCGGCAGAGATGGAAGCGCTGCGGACCAGCTGCAGTGAGCTGCGGGACCGGGCGCTGGTAGAATTTCTATATAGTACCGGCGTCAGGGTTTCGGAACTGGTATCGCTTAATGTGGGAGACATCGAGATGGGAAAGCAAGAACTGATTGTTTATGGTAAGGGAAGCAAGGAGAGAAAAACATATTTGACTGATGGAGCTAAGTTTTATTTGCGTCGTTATCTGCGGACGCGCTGTGAGAATGAAGGAATGACCATGGAGGAGTTACAGAGCCGGCCGCTCTTTGCTACACTGGATCGGCCTCATGGCCGTCTGACGGTAGCCGGAGTGCAGTACATGCTTCGGCAGCTGGGCCGCAGATCAGGAGTAGAGGGGGTGCACCCTCACCGATTCCGTCGGACAATCGCGACAGACCTTCTCAGCCGCGGAATGCCGATCGAACAGGTCAAGGAGTTCTTGGGACACGAGAAGCTGGACACGACAATGATCTACTGTACGGTTAAGAACGAGAGTGTCCAGGCATCGCACCGGAAATATGCATAATCCATAGTGACTGAGGTCGATTTTAAGCGGGCTTTTGAGGTCGCTTTATTAAGTTTACCATTATAGTGGTTTGTAGCCGGGAAACAGGGGATATGGAGGTGAGAGGACAGACTAAATGATATAGTGATTTAGCTCTTATCGGAAACGTTGACGGCATGGAGTTTGGAACCGAAAACGAAAAAAGATATTTTGTTTTTAAACATAACGATGGATCAAAATCGTCTCTGGAATTTTATAATAATGGTGTCAATCTGGTAAGGTATGATCCCAAAACAGCACAATGGGAAATTATATGGTCAATACCAGTAACGGTAAAATGATTATTTGTTGCCAATGGCGATCCAGATTAGTGTGATCTCCTTATTCGTCCAATGTTGCCCGGCTACATTTACAGATACTGAAAATCCGGTAGTATTAATTCCACGCACGCTGGCTGAACATTGATCGTATGAATACGCTACCATAGGTATTACGCAGATATCGGTATCTGCAAAGGTATAACCAAATGGTACATTACAATTTCCATTTGTGTCTGTGGTTACAACGCAATATGTGTTCCACATAATTTTTTTGTTACCAATAACCATTGCCGTTAAATCACTATTTAACTGAGTGTAAAGGTCCATCAAAGCCTTGCCCTGGGCTGCTGAAAGTGGTAATTTCGCATTATTGGTCACGCAGTTGTTTACGATCTGCCCGATCAGACATGCGCCCTTAAACGCTGCTTTCATGTTACTTAATATTGTGGACAGCTTCCCTTTACTTCTAATGCTATTGATTGCTGTAGCAGCATCAGGAACCGTCATACTTCCAGAGTAATCCTCAAAAGTCGGTGTGTCCACGTCTTTCAATGCAGCATCCGCCTTATCCCAGTTCCCATTTTGATCCTGAATACTGTAGAAATCACTCTCATCCGGTTTCTTAAAATTGTAATTCGTCGTATTAGTTGCCATTTGGTAATGCTCCTTTCGATAATTCATTGTGTGTCAGCTGTGATAATTCCTCGTACTGGTAAGCCTGCAGTTCCTGAATTCTATTTTTAAGATGACCGCCACGAATCCTTTCGTGGGTATATGCCGCCAACTCTGCATGGCTAAAAGTTCCAACTGCTCCATAGGTATTAAAAATATACTCGTACAGTACCTTCAAATGAGCCGGCACTGCCTCTTCTATCGTCTGTTTGATATCTGACATATTCCCAGGTATGCCTGATGTACCCGTGAAACGGACAGTAATTGTATACGAAGGAAAATTCTCCACGATATCAACAGCCGCGCTTGTGAAGCTTTCTGCTATGTTCTGGATCAGCGAAGCTGTGGTTGTTCCAGCCCCGGATATCTTCGCCTTAATGCGTTCCCGGCGATACCGATCAGATTTAGCGGCATCAGGGATCAAGCCAAGTAAGTGTTCGTACCGTGTGAGTGAATCCGAGGCAGATCCCACAAAACAGTTATCGATGGTCTTATACATTTCCGTGTCAAGGCCATCTGTCTGTTCTGACAGAATACTTTGCAGCGTCTTCATAGTTTCATTTTCGGAATAGTAATCCGGAAGCAGCTTAATTAGCTCCATACATCCTCACCTCCGAAAAATCTACGGTTCCTATAACCGGAATAGCTTTATCAGTAATAATCACATTTGCCATGGAACCATTCAACGTCAGGTTATCATAATCCTGCACCCCCTCTGTGGCCAGGAGCAGACTCCCGATCCTTGCATAACTGACACGATAGTCTGTAAATACCAGCCCTTTGAGGTATGTGTTTAAAGAGGCACGGAATGCCTGCAGCACATCATCTTTGGCTTTGCTGCCGTCCAGGGTAACATCAGCCACGACGTTAACAGCCATGGAAGACGGGCTGTCGATCGTGACCTTAGCTCCGATCGGGCGGACCGTTTCCGTATAAGCTGATACTGCGCTTTCAAGAGATGGGTCTATATTCTTATCACTGTCCACGATCAGGACCGTCACGGTACCAGGGCCACTGTCCAGCGGGAAAACCCTGGCATCTCCGACACCTGGTACGTCTAAAGCCCATAACTTATAGTGGTATGCATTTCCCGATGTGGCTGGCAGCTGCACTTTTTGCAGGAATCTCTCCCGCAGGGCTCCGTCCGTTTCCTCGTCGGCTCCTGCTGTTATAATATCAGTCAGTTCAGCGGTCACTCCCGTTATATTTGATATCGGCTGCACGGATCCCGAATACTGGTTTCCAATGTCACCCGAAGTTTCGCACTGAGCCTCGTACTCCGTACCAGACGCCAGTTCCCTTGTGACAGTATAGACCAGGGAGTTCAGCCCCCAGCGGCTGCCGATCGGAACTGCTCCTGTTGTTATCATTTTTCGCACTGCAGCGCTGGCAGGTTTCCTCGTTACACCGAATGCAGCTACTGCCCTGTCAAGATACTCGCCGACTGCGGTATCCGGAAAGACCAGATCCAGATAGTTTCCCAATTGGAAATTTTGCTGTGCTAGAAAGTAAGCACACGGCGCCAGAGCATCATATATGATGCTTCCCTCCCTCTTATCCACGTTACTCGGTACTCTGTCCAGCATGGCTTGTAACAGCTCCTCATATGTCATACAGGCACCTCCATTTCTATTTCGATATCTCCATAAATACTGAAGACATTAAAAGAGCACTGGCACGTGTCCCCAGTAAAAGAAAAGCTGAATCCATCAACCTCTCGTATCCTGTCATCACGTAACAGTGCTTCCTGTATCATTCTCTTCATTTCCGCCCGTACATAGGGTTGCTCCTCTCCGATCAGTTCTTTCCATGCAATTCCATAATTGAAACTGTATACGGGGTGCTCATACTGTTCGGTATCAAGTACTTTATAAATAGCCTGCTTTAATGCTTCCAGATCGTCTACGTACCCTTCTATCTTACAGGGCAATACTTTATAAGTCTTCCCTTCAAAGGTCTGTTCCCGGAGCACCATACCGGTTGTAAGTTCCATGTTATCCTCCTATCTGATATGGTTTCCCAATGATTTCCAGAATATAGTACTCCCGGCCGCCATCGTTACGGAGCAGCCGCACCTTGTCGCCACTGGCCAGTCTGGTTTTCATGTTCCCTGTTACCATGCTCATAGGAACTGGAAGATCTCCGACCATAACGGCATTCCCTTTGTACTCCCCGATTACTACCGCAGCCACCTTCCGATTATTCAGGTAATTGTTTACTATCGTTTTTATAACGTTAAACAGTTCATTCGCTCCATTCCTGTCATTCACCAGTCATCACCTCAACTTTCATCGTATGAACCGGCATAAAATCGTGTGTTACTTTCTTTACGATAAGCCTGCGATTAAGTTCAATGTCCTCTATGCTCCCGTAAATGCTGTTTCCAGCACGTACCCTGAGATCCCCCAGGCATTCCAGCTTCAGCGTTTCCTTTTCGTGATTATACAGCTTTAGCAGGTTGTTCGCCCGCTCCTGTGCTTTTGCCGCATTATCAATCCCGGAAGCTGATGTTTCGAAATATTGGAGAAGGCCATACCGGTTTATGGATTCCTGATCAGCGGCGGCACCCACGTCCATTTTCTTGCTATTTTCATCTTTCCAGCCTACCTTGATCCGGTTGTAGAAATCATCATCAATGGATTTCTCCCAGCTGTAACCGGTGCACAGGCTGCGGTCTCCCAGTACAAGAGGGAGCTGCAGGTTCCGCATATTCCAGAGGCATATGGATCCATACTCATCACGGACGCAGTACATCTCCTGCGTTGCGATCAGCGTATCGGAGATGGCCTGCGCTATCTCGTCCAGCCATGTCTTGTCGGAATCAGCTATAGTCGGCAGTACATACCCAGTTTCCTCCATAGTGCCCGGCTTTAAGGACAGAAAGGTGCACATATTCTGTACCAGGTTCTTCAGCGTCCCATTTTCCAGCACAATAATTTCCTTCGCTTTAGCATACCGCAGCTGATCGTAAGCCTTTACCTTAATAATCTCGGATTCGTCACCGGATACCTTAAAAACAGTTCCAAAAAAGATGCCGTCAGCCTGATCATTTTCTGTCAGACGGACGACATCTCCGTTTTGTAATGTTAGACCATCATTAATATACGTGATGTCCATGCTGCTGGATCCATCATTCAGCGCATCAGACCACGATATCTCTGTACACATGCCCGATATATCGTAAATATATCCTCCTGTTTCAACCAATACTTCCATATTCGCCTCCTATGCCGGTATTGTAAATACTTGTCCGGGATAGATCAGGTTCGCATTCTTAATAGCCGGATTGGCTGACATGATCTTCGGATATTGGGATCCATTACCGTAATACTTCTTAGCAATCCCCCACAAAGTATCTCCCGACTGTACTGTGTGTGACTTAGTTGCAGTTACAGCAGGATTATCAGCAGGGGGCATCTCTTCCTGTTTTACCGTAGCATCAGGAGTCTGGATAGCTACATACCTTTTTCCGGCCCCTTTATACTCCATGAGTGTCAATGATATGTACTTATCCCCTTCTTCTCCTGCTTTTTCCACTATATCTACACTCTTTACCAGCACCTTGACGCTGATATCATCTGAAATATCATTCGATGCAATGAACCGGATCGGCTTCTTATTCTTCTGAGCCTTCCGGAACATCTTCTCGTAATAGTCTGCTTCAGCCTCTGTGCCCGGCTCCATGTAATTAACGTCCTGACTGGGAAATTCAGTCTCAAAGCTGAACTCCTCCAACGCACAGTAGGAAGGGATAGAAACCTGCCCTTCCTCCAACACCTGATACGTTTCGATATTAAGTTCTCTTGATCTCTTAATCTCCTCCGGATTGACCGGAAGCTTATATTTCTTGCTGCCATATTTGAAATATACCGAGTATGACATTAAGCCGGCACCCCCTCTGGAGCGGTTGCAATCATTTCTTTGAGCTGTTCAGATACATGACTCATGATGTTGTCGGTATCTGCCTCTTTGGTAATCGGACCGCTGAATTCTACCTTAATATTTGGCGCAAGTGTATTCTGGGCGATTCTTGCGATATAATCACGTTCTGCAAGCCTGCGCATCCATTCGATATCCTCTTCATTCTCGACCTTCACCGCGCCACCTTTTCCGATTCCTTTCACAGTTGCCGGATTACCTGCAGTGGCAAACTGGCTGTAGTCGATTCCCTCTTTATCTTTAGGAGCAAATCCGGCAAACGGGTTAGATATACTGTCAGCTAGACCCGCACCAATATCATAGCCTCTATTAGCAAAATCAGCGCCGTTCAAGAAATCTTTTTTCTGAACAATTTCTTTCCAACCAGCTGCATCTTTCGCTTCCGAAGCCGCTTTTTCAAGTCCTGCCTTAAAATTGTCTAATCCTGCAGAGATCTGCACATTCACGCCTGGGATTCTATTGATGATAGTTTCTATCGATCGGGCCATTTCAGCGACATATCCGATGACAGTGGAAGCCAGATCATAGAACAAAATTTTTACAGCGGCTATTGGATCATTCCACACATTAGCAAAGAAATTAACCACTTCGGCGATAATGTTATACATCATAATAAAGTAGTTGATTACAGCTGCCGCCCAGCCTCCTATTACTGCACCGATAATACCTGTTGCCGATATCGTTGATCCTGAAAAATGATTCACTGCCGCAACTGCCGCATAAAATACTGCAATCAATACCAGTATCAGCCCAACAATCCAAACAATCGGACAGGCATACATTGCGGCATTTGCTCCCAATTGAGCTTCTGTAAGTCCTAATTCAGCAGTTACGGCTCCCCATGTTGCTCCCGTAGTTGCCCATAGTGCCAAAGCATACAAACCAACGCCTACAGCCTGAGCTCCTGTACGTATCGCCGATATTAACGCCAGTCCATTAGATACTCCTAAGGCAAGCGCGTAAGCTCCTACCGCGGCAGCTGCGGCCCAGATAAACGGTGATACCATTGGCCATGCAGTAACGCAAAAATCAATAAATCCCTCCATTGCCTCACCCGCCAAATAAATGGCTCCGATTAAATTATTAATTGATCGCTGCCCTGCATCAGAGTTAAGTATGTTATTAATTTTCTGAAATACTCCACCAAAAGCCTGTGTTCCTGCATTTTTTATTCGATTCCATACATCTCCAAAAGTCTGTGGCATAGTCTTAAACTTTTCATTGATATCATCAGCTGAATCAAACATCGCATTTTTAATAATTTCTGCTGTAATTGCGCCATCTGATGATAATTCTTTCAATTCACCTTTTGATACGTCAAGATACTTTGCGATCGCATTAGCCACCATCGGTGCATTTTCCATGATGGATCGGAATTCGTCCCCTTGCAGTTTTCCAGACGCCATGGCCTGCGTCAACTGTAGAAAAGCAGACTGTTGTTCCGAAGTACCGGCGCCAGATACTTTCAATGATTTCTGAAGCAGTTCTGTAAAGCCAATGGCTTCCTGATTGCTTCCGAAAGCATCGCCCGCCAGCATCTTCATTTTTGCTACAGCGTTAGCCATATCATCATACTGTCCTCTTGCACGGTTAGCTGCGGCGAAAATATCGTCTTGAAGTGCCTTCTGTTCTTCAAGGCTTCCTGTGATCATAGCCAGCCTGGCGTTGGTATTGGTGTAGCTGTCAGTAAGATCCACAATCTTCTTCACCGCTGCAAGACTGGCTATTGTTCCAACAAATTTAGCGATCCCGGAACTTGCTGCTCCTGCAACACGACCAGTACGGTCCATGGAGTCATTCAGTTTATCCGTATTTTTGCTTGCCCCCAGTGTTTTTGTGGAAGCAGCGTCTACTTTTCCGATGAATTTGTTTATAGTTGTGCTGTATCCGTCCATAAGCCGGAACATCGCACTTAATGTAGGCATGACATACCTCCTATTTCATCTGATTGGCAAGCCTCTTCTCTTCCTCTATCCGAAGGTCAATGCTTGCATATATGAAAGCACGCTCCCGCTGGCTCATAGATTCCAGAGCAGATGGGAGTAAGCGGAGTTTCTGCAGGGCGAAGTGAGCATAAGTCAACTCAACATCACCCTGCTTTATCAGTTTTTTGCCTCGTCAATATCTTCGTTGATATCCTTATCCAATCCAGAAATATCGTACACCGCTTCTAAAAGCGCACCGTATTCACCGACATAAAGCATTTTTGCCAACAGTTTTGATGCTCCCAATACGCCATATGCGCTCTGCAATTCCGTATTTTCAAGGTCTGGTTCCGCTACTGCTGCTGCTGTAAGTTCCTGGTTATAAGCTACCCGATCAAAAGTTTCGTTTCCTTTTTTATCTCTTTTCGTATACTTCTTAATCAGTCCCTCATTCTCCTGCTGAGTAATGGGGCGGATAACGAACGGGACCGGCTTGCCGTTTTCCTTAAATCTATCAGACACAAATACTTCTCGATTTTCTGTCTGTTCTGGGTGTAAAAATGCATTTAAACTACTCATACTATTTCCTCACTTTCTATATTTAGGGCAATAAAAGAGCACCCTGATTTCTCAAGGTGCCTATTTTTAAAGATTAAGTATTTGTTTCTTTTTCGCTTCAAACTCTTCCGATGTTATAATTCCAGCATCGAGCAAATTCTTGTATTTCAATATTTCGTCAGCTCCAGAGGTTTGGTCTTGAGCTTGTACGTTACTGTCTCCCATTAACGCAAACTCGGTAAGAACGCTTTGTATGTGTCCGTTGTAAATATTATACATCATGGAATCCGACTTAATAGAGCCAGTAGTAAGGAAGTTTATATACACTTCTTGATACACTGAATTTCTCGTAATGATCTTAATGCGAAGCTCTTTAATTTCTTTTCTTTCTTTTTTAGGTCCTGTGATTCCGCCAACAACTGCCCCTATTCCTCCAAAAAGCACACCGCCTGCAACCGCCCTCCCCAAACCTCCAGAGGTTATATTTGCACCATTTTCTATTAAGGTATATTCAATCAAATCTTCAAAACGGAAGATAACCCTGTAAGCCGGAATCTTCCAAAGACGGTTAACTGTATCTATCTCAATATACTTTTCGAGCTTTTTATCTGGATTAAATATTCTCGCGAGATTATCATTATCCACCTTTGCCACTATAGCTTTTTTTACTCTTTGGACAGGAATGTTTTTCCAGCCTAGCGTTATTAAAAACTCACCGCATTTGCCTTGACAAGTCTTGCATATACAACCGTCCTGTAGTTTTATACTTCCATCATTAACTCCGCATATGCTACATTTTTCTTTAGCCCCGAATAGTCCCATGAATCTCCCACCTTTCAA